CCTGCAGACGGAAATTCCCGAACATCGCTTGCACGACATTGGAAAGTGTCCCCATGTAAGCCTCTCCATAGAGGTTACGCTCCACCTCTGACAAGACCTCGATACTGCTCAGGTATCGCGGAAGCCACCACTCCCTTTTCTTGCGGGGCTTGCCCAGCTTTTGCGCCTTGCGGTACTTCTTATCGAGAAAATGCAGTCCGTTCTCGTCGTCCTTGCCGCTGTTGCCCCGTCGATAGCCCTTGCCGGTACCACGACCTACGAAGATGCCATACAGGAGAAACTGGTGGGCAATGGTAATTTGCCCGCTGAGATCGGTTTCTTGGTGTGACAGCGAACGAAGGAGGTTGCCTGTCCTGACGATTCCCAGGCGCAAGATATTCTCCGTCCATATCTTCACCATCATCTCCGACCAGCTTTTCTCCCACTTCCGGATGTCTTCTTCCGTCACCGGTCTTACTATCTTACGTCCACTGCTCATCGTCGTAGATTAAGTCAACTGGTTCCTGAACATAGAGGGTGAAGTGCAGCCCCGTCACTCCGGACAGGTAGTATCGCCCAATCTCCTGATTGGGTATGCTGTGCGTGTCAAAGTACATCTGCTTCTCGTCGTACAGATACTTGTCACGGATGATCTTCGACACGAACTGGCGGAACAGTTCCCTGCATAGCTCTAATTCTTTCTGCCGGCTCTGCATGTCGCCGTACTCATACGCGGACAGGAGAAAAATCGTATAAGCCCTGTTTTTCTGAAACCCGTATGCCCCGTCGGGAGACGACAGGTTGCCGGTATTGGTGTCGCTGATCGCAACGAAGCGGTCAGCATCCCTGTATTCCTCGAATATCCCTTCAAGGTTGTCAGGACCCGATATCGTCACCGGCTTGAAGCCGTTGGCGACAGCCAGTTTGTTGTGCAGTGCCATCGACCAGAAATAGGCAATGGCGTCAAAACTATTTTTTTCCATATTTTCGATCTATCTCTTCAGCTTCCTTGGCAGACGCATCCAGCTCGGCAAGAGCCGTCCAGGTGTCCACCTCGTCTCGGATATATTGTTCCTTCGTCACGTCGCCTTTCGTCAGCAGGCGCATCTGTGCCCTCATACTGGCGATGAGCGATTTCCTTGACACAGGTTCTGCTGCCGCACTTGCCGGCTTCAGGAAATTCGGAAACTCCCGGCTCAGCAGCTGTTTTGCCGCACCGAACCAGAGGAAGGCACCCATCAGCACTTCTTCCTTCAGCTCTTCCCCTTCATCATCCTCCGGCACGCGATACAGCACCCGTGCCATCCCCTGCAGGCAGCTTTCATCCCTGCTGAGCAGGAAGGACTGATAGTATCCTTCCAGTTCAAGGTAGTTCCCGAACGGCAGTTCCTGCAGCTCGAAGTCATAGGCATCGTACCCTTCTATCTCGATGCGGTCAGTCATCTCTTCCGGCTTGCACACGAAAGAGACAACCTGCATGCAGGACGGCAGTAGTTCCGGGGAGAGCAGGAACGTTTTTCCTGATGACCGCTCACGGCAGAGCCATCCTTCCGGCAGGTGCCTTGCCACCTCGACATGGGCGAAGTAGAGGAAGGCAGCCGTTGCCACCCTGTCCTCCCAGTCAGGAGCCTCGCCGTACAGCCACAGCAGCCTGATGACATGACGTAGCTGTTCCTGTGTAAGCTCCGACCAGGAAACCGGCACTGAGAATGCTATCTCCCTACATAAAGAAGAAGGTAGGGTCTTCTTTTCTGTTCTGGTATCTTTCCGCATGACGCTTTGCATATAGTCGTGATGATTTGTAGGTAGGATATGAGTCCGGGTAGGATTCTAGCTGCTCGACGATTACAGATACCATCAAGGCGTTTGGCTTCTGCCCTTCCTGCAGCGACACGAAGTGTCCGAAATAGTGAAGGCATTTCTCTACGACGATGATATCTGCGTTATCCAGGTTGCCAGACCTTGTCTTTTGCAGCAGCTCTTCCATATACTCCTCGCTTATTTCCCTCCGGAGGTTGGCATCAGCCACTATCGCCCTTGACCGTGCATTGATGAAGTTGGAGTAGGTATGCTGCATGGCGGCAAGGCTGTCGAAGTGTGAGTATCGCCACCACAGGGTAGGTATCTGCCTCTTGGCAGCCATACTGCTTCCCCATCCCTCGACAGTTATCATCTTGTCGATGATCTTCTCGGAGGTCTTTGCGAGTTCAAGGCTCAGTTCCTCTATGAGAGCATCGACACGAGCCTTGCTTGCCGGTGCCGTGCTCTCCGTGCTGACGATTCCGAACCCCGTCGCCGTCAGCACGACGTCCAGAGAGCGGCAGGTATGGATGAACGCGTCCAGGCATACGAAGCGGATGCACGCCTCTTTGAGGGCGTCATCTGCGACTATCCTGTCTTCATACGATTCCACTATATCTAAGATCAAGGCGTCGTAAGCCAGCGAGAACATTTCCGTCAGCCTGCCGTAGACGCTGGTGTTCCTTTCAGGCATCCGTGCAGCCGGCACATGGGTCTCGAATGTCGCCTTGTCTATCAGGGCAAGAAAATCAGTTTTCATCTTGTTGCTTGCTATTGTTGGTTGATACTTCTTTCGCATCCGTATTCTTGTCGAGGGTAGTCAGGAGAATGATGGGCACATCCGGATAGACCTTGTCCTCCCAGCTGTTGTAGTAGATGATCGTATTGTGCACAGTCATCATCATATCGTGTGGCAACGTCTCGAGCGCCTGCTTCATGGTGAAGAGCTCGCGCTTGTCAGAACCGGAGTTGTTCATCTGCGACTTGCCTGGTGTTGCTCCGGCAAGATTAGGATGGACATTGTCGGAGTAGGCGAGGACGTTGCTGGCTTCTGCCACGTCGTCGTTGTATTCGTTGCCGGCTTTCGACGTGTCCACCACGTTGATCTTTACGTAATGTTGTTCATCGCCGGTGGGCAGCAGCGTCTCGAATTCACTCCAGAACATCTTGTCGGAATTCTCTGAACCGCCGAGATATTTTTTCAGCTCCTCGATATACTCTGTCTTCAATTTATCAAAATCAGGCGTGGCGGGTGAAATTCCCTTCTGCCGTGCCCGGTCTTCCCAGAACTTTGTGTTGATCTCTACATGATAGCGTATGTTGTTGCCATTCTTCAGCTTTGCCTTCTTTGCCTTCGTCAGCAGGCTGTAGATATCGTACCATCCGTCACGGAGCGTTGCGCTCCAGTAGGGTATCGGATAATACTGACATCCCACCGTCGGTATTCGGCAGACGATGGCGAACTTGGTATATCGCAGGGGAGTCTTTTTGAAGATGCCAAGCACATCTTTCTCTTTCCCTGTACGTGCCAGCAGGTCACCCAGAGGGTCGTACTCGTCGAGCAAGGGGATGACTTCCACGTCTTCCGGATGGTCGTTGTGGTCCCAGTCGGCAAAGAAGACGTGTTGGATGCGTCCATTTTTATCTGCTTTCCCGAAGCGGATGTTGCAGGCATCCTTGTGCACCAGGCGCACAATCTTAGAGCGGTCACGTGACAGGATGACCACACAGACGCAGAAGAAGTAATACTTCAGGTCGGTGATCTGCTCTGCGAAGAAGCGCTTCAGGTTGTTGCGCATGAAGAACGTGCGTATGTCCTTGTCTGCTGTAGGCAGGGGCTTTTTCTCATTCCTCGTGGCGATGTCTATATACTCCAGTCCTCTGCCGTAGCAGGTCAGCATGTTAAAGAACTTATCCTGACTCAGGACGGAGTTTTTCTCTACCATCTCTCGCAGCTCATAGGGCAGTTGGTTGTTGGCTCCCCATGGGATGACGTCATAGTTGTTGCCGTCATCAGCCTTCACCGGAATAGGCTCATTGTTGAGCGACGAGTAGATACTCGTGACGGTAGAGTCACTTTTACCGAGATCAAAATAAAACGATTCATTCATAGATATACTGGGTGTCCGTTGATTTCGAATATTAACACGTCCCTCACCTTGCGCTTCTCCCCGTTCTTGGGGTTGAGCAGGTCGTGGGTACCACGCCGCCACCAGGACGAGATCACCTGCCAGCCATCATAGCGGCAGATGTCTCCGGTCTGCTTCAGCGTAACAAGCCATACCAGCTCGTGTGTACGTTTGCATTCGTCGAGGAACAGCTGTGCCTCCTTCAGGTGTATGGCGCTCTTTACTTTCATTTTAGTTATAGATATCTTCAAATTGGTCACTGAAGAGCCTTGCCGCCTTGCGCTTGTGCATGATGTTATGGGTGCGCTGCGCATAGGTATATGTGATTTCATACGCCGGCATATAGTCATCATCATTCTCCAGCTCGTTCTTCGAGTCGGTGATGACAATGTCGCGGCCGCGGCCCTCCCTACTCCACAGGCACACCTCCATGGAGCGCAGCAGGTCGGTTGCCCATTCCGCCATGGCATCGTTGAGCCATCCGGTGTTAGCCGTGAACTGCCGTTCTTCCGTGACTTGATATGCTCGAAGTCTGCCGCGGATGCGGGCTGACTGCCGGTCGAACTTCGACGACTGCTTCAGCGTACCTGTGCAATGGACGAGTTCCTCACAGCCGAAGCTGTTGACGAAGAGGAAGGAAGGCTCCGGCGGCACCTGCTCCACGATGCAGTGGAATAGCTGCTTGCGCTGTCCTGAAGTGATGGTGTAGTAAAGGAGCTTAGCGCCCGTAGTATCAAGGAGTTGGAGGATTGTCCGCGGTGAGACGTCAAATTGTGAGATGCCGTCCTCCGTTGCCACTGCCTGCAGCTCAGCTGTCAGTGTAGCAAAACTCCCATCAGGCAGCCTCACGTCTGCAGACACCGTCGATTCGTCCTCTCCATAGGCATACAGGCGCTCATCCCGTGACAGCGAGGTGATCTTCTCACCGTCGAGGACCGTCAGGAAGTGGCTGTCCACGAATGCTTGCGCCGTGGTACCCACATCGACGGCACCGAAGAGTATTGTCACCGGCGTCAACGATACAGAGCCGTCGCCATCGGTGAAGGTGCCCTCCAGTGTCGTCCTGCCATAAGCCCTGACGTAGGCATCGACGAGCCCCGGCAGGTCTGTGATGGTGATGGTACCATCGTCGTCGGCAGTCAGCTTCTCCTCCATCAGGCTTATCCTGTCAGTACCATGTACAAGCTCCAGCGTAAGCGTGCCGCTCCCTGCTTCCGTGCTGATGACGATATCCGTCAGCATGGCAGAGAAGCTTAGAGCGGTGGGTTGTGCGACTATCTGTGGCATGTGCTATTTTTTTGTACGGCAAAGATAAAAAAGAACATGCCGGTATGAAAATACAGGGGCGACACCGGCATGAAAGCACGGCATCGCCCCTCTCGGACAATATTCAATAAGTTTTAAAGCTGCGTCCAGACGAGCCGGTCGTCCTGCCTTTGCAGGACATAGCCACGCTGCATCAGGTATTCCGTCACCTCGTCAGGTGTCAGCGACACCATGTCGCGCACGTTGTCGCAGATGTCCTGTGAGGTGAAGCGTCCCATGTCCTTTCTGTCCTTGAAGAACACGTTAAGGACTGATTTCTTCCATTCATCCATTTTCTACCCTTTCAATTTTCATGTTCTGTAATGTCTGATAGTTCCTCTTAACCTCCGTCAGCGTCCGGAGGTTGTCGAAGATTTCCGTTTCCAGACCGCAAACATCGTCGGTCAGCTCCATGAGCTTGTCCTGCAGCTCCGTCAAGTCACCAATAATCCTGGGTGCCGACTGGCAGATGTCGCTAAGCTTCTTCCAATTGCTTTCGCTGATACCGAATTTGCTCATGCGTTGCCTCCTTTCTCATAGCGTTCGCTGACATCAAAGAAATCCTGTGCTTCCAAGTCAAACTCCAGGAAGCGTACTATCTTAGTATAGTACAGGCGTGCGATGTCATCGTCAAGCTTGCCGCTCTGGATGACAATCTGTCCGCCGTTTGCACTCCTGGTATGAACCAAGCGAGAAGGGTGCCCGTCAGGCTTACACTCTTCCAGTGCGCCCCGCACCATACCCACGAAGATATCGACCTCATTCTGACTGGTAAAGGAGCACTTCTTTGCTTTCTCCAAGAGTTGGCAAGCCTGGTCGTAGAACTTCGGGTGCTTCGCCTTCTCGTAGTGATAATCGCAGAACATTATATTCATACCGCACCTCCTTCCTTAAGCTGCTCTCCTCCACATAATGGTGTGGGGGGGGTAAATTCTGCTTTTTGCTGCTGCAGACGCCATTCGTAATCCAGTCGCACCTGTTCCAGATGCAGCTGGCGACGCTGCTCTGCACATTCTAGTCTGATGGCATCACATTTCTCCTTGCATTGCACTGAGCGCATGCGCTTTCTCTCCACCATACGTTCAAAGTCTATATGGTTCTGCTCTGAACGCTCCGTGTCTATAGCTTGACATTTAGCAGCTTCTTCTCTGCGCGTGGCACGGATTTTCTCGGAAATGGCGTTGCTAGCCATTACATAATCCTCATACGTCATCATTGCGCACCTCCCTGCAGCACAGCTGCCAATATATAAAGGAAAATACAGAAGACGGCGATGGCGCTGCCGCCGACGTACGTCTCCAGCTGCTCACGGTGCGCGCGGCACCATGCTCTTACTTCACTACCATGCTGTGGTATTGCTGCTACCAAAGTCTGGTACACCTGGTACCACGCTGTGGTACTCTTCCGCTGTTTCGCCGCGTTAGCGTCGACGGGCTGCAGCACCTGTGCCAAGCCGTCGAATTGCAATGTCAATTGTTGCATATTGCACTATGTTTAAGCTGCCGGTTCCGCCGGCACGGAGACAGAAAAACGGCTGCACTTCCCGTTGCTTAAACATAGTGACTTCACCCGAGGGCAGTTCGATGTTACGAGAAGGCAGCCGATTGTGGTTGCATTGTGGGCATTAAAAAAGCCCTGCTTTTCAAAGCTGAGCATTGTCCGATGCCCTGCGGAGTGGACTACCACTATGTTTAAGCGAGGGCAAAGGTAAAGCAAAATCCCGAAACCTCCAAGAGATTTCGGGATTTTTTTATGAGATATTGTATTTTTCAAAAATTTCAAGCAGCTCTGGCTCTTCAATCACCTTAATGTCTATACCTTTATCTCTCAGTAGTTGGATTTTGTTCATCTTCGATGGTCCGGCACCTCGACCAACAATAACGATATTGGTCTTAGCAGATATGGAGCTGTTAATATCTGCACCATATTTTTTCAGGATGTTGGCAAGGTCTTCTCTCATGGGATAGGCATCAATCACACCTGTGATGACAACTTTCTGCTGAAAGAACGGCGTTGACTGGTTAGCGACTTCTGAAGCATCAATTGGCTTTTTAACATCCGAACTTAATTTTGTAGCAGCATAGGTAGAAAAACGATAGCCTCTTAGTCCATTAATGTGCTGTCGAATTTCTGCTGCATTCTTGTCAAGCGATTCAACTGCGAGTTGATAACGCTGCGGGTCTTCTGTCACGCCTGAAAGCGTGTCGGAATAGAAAGACAAAATATTCATAATGTCATTACACCTGTTCCAAATATTGGTAATAATCTCTTTACGTTCCATATTTCTTTCTTTTGCTGTTATTTTTTGATACCAACTGCAAAAATACAAATTATCCTCAACATTCACATGCTGAGGATAAAAAAAATGGTATCAAAAAATAAAAAGAGGTGGCGATTTGGATAATTTTTCCTTATAGTCAGCTATTGCAGCATGTAAAGCGCGGTATCGTCCGTGCATAGTATTTTCATCTGCATATTTCCAGAATTCCCAAATATCGAAATCCTCTCCACCTTTATAGCTTGACAACAAGGTGATACAATCGTCTTCTGCATCATAGACAGCAGCTTCCACCCTATAACCACCACCAAAATCAGCAGACAATTTCTCAGCAACAAATATTGTTGCATCATCTTCAGGTTTTTGACTGGTATTGTTCCAGTTTCCATCAAGTTTATCAACATTCATGCTGCAAAGATACAAAAAATGCGGGAACTCTTTAATGTTCCGGCATTTTTTGAGTAAAACAACCTATCAGGCGGTTGCGAAAAAGTTGTGAACACCATTTTTTCGTAACTGCCTGATACCCATGACTAAAATCTTCGCTTCCTTGGATTTGCAAGGAAGTATGACGGATACCCCTCCCGACACCGCCCTATGTCCCCCATGTAATTACACCCCAACAAAACGCGCGGAATATGTACGGGGCATAGCATTTGCGGTCGTGTGGCACCCCATGCTTTCCGGGCATGGTTGGCTGTCGATGGAGCATGATGACCGTGCAACGTAACGAGTAGCGGCATGGGTGTGTGTCTGACGTATAGCGCCTGTGTTGCGTAGCACGTAGCGATGTGTGCGTATGTACTCGTCGCGAAGAACAGGCGCCATGCGTCGTAAGACTTACACCCATGCCGCTACGAGAGTAGTGGAGCAGTCACCATGCCCAGAGACAGCCGGAGTAGTCATTACTCCGGTGCCACCGAATGACCGTGCCCTACAAGAAGACGATGCCGGTTTACCCATGGCCATCGTCTGCAGCCATAGGGCGCATATATAAGGGAAGCCCTCGTCTATTGGTGACGAGGAAACGCAACAGTCTTGGCGAGGAACACCGACAGTGCCACTGAAGCACCAGCAGCTTCCAGAGCACCGATGAAAGCCGTTGCCGACTTTCCGGTAGTGTAGATGTCATCGACAACTAACACTTTTCGGTTGCGGAAGTAGCTGCTGTCGATATCGACGAAGTGCTTGATGTTCGTCGCCAGCTCATACTCTCCGGTGATGTGTGCCCGCCGGCGACTACCACTCACGCGGATGTGGTCAAAGCCGTTGTCTGCACCTGTCAGACTGCACAACTCACAGGAGAATCTTTTCCACCTGCGCACATTAGCGCAATGGGTACTGGCAGGGATACAGACCACTGTGACGTTGGACAGATCCATTGCTGCGAGTGCACGGGCGAACTGTCTGGCTGCCCATCGGGAATAGACGTTACGCCCGTCCTTGAAGCCGAGTATCATCCGGCATACATCCTGATCCTCGAATGAGGACTTACCCCAATAGCGGCGAGGAATATAGCTGTATAGTGCAAACTTCATCATAAGGCTGGAGATTTGAAGGTGAGACAAAAAGAAAGAAGGCTGCCTATGCAACCTTCTTTGTCTTGCGCTTAGCCTTCTTAGGCTTAGCATCTGTTTCAGCAACCTCTGCTCCCAGTGCGTCGAGGCACTTGGTGAGCATAGAGGTGGCACGTCGTACGTCGGTCAGGACCGTATTGATGAACGAAGGTTTCTCCTTGAGAGCCTTAAGCCACGCCTTGAGGTAAGCGGCACTTTCCTCTTTGATATGGCTGCCGAAGCCATATCGCTGAGCAGTGACGGCAGCACCCATCTCTGCCACGAGCTCTTCGCGTGCATACTCCGGAGAACCAAAGGTAACGCCTGGCTGGAGCCTGTTGAGCTGGTCTGCAGCTCCGGTAGAGTGTATGCACTCGTGGAATGCTGTTGAGTAGTAAGACTGCCCGTCCTGGAACTGGTCTTTCTCCGGAAGGATGATCTCATTCTTACCGGGAGAGAAGAAGGCTCTGTCTTGATGCTGGGAGTGGATAGGGCATATCCACTTATTCTCGGTCGCCATCAGGTCGAACGGTTTGAATTCGAAGCCGTCAGTGCTGACGGGGTTGTCTGGGATAAGTCCGGACTGCAACTTGTTGTAGAGCTCCGGTCGGGCTTCAGCGATATTCGTCTGATCGATGTTGAAGACATCATAGACGGTTGTCGATGGGTAGACACTATACTTAGCCTGCTCAGACGTGGAGAGAAGTTTATAATCCTCATACTTTATTTTCTCTCCATCCTCACCCTTCACCGTGAATGTGGTGAGGAACACCGGGAAAGACGATTCCCCTTTCATGACGTGAACCCACGGCAGCTTGGCACCCTCTGCATCGACGGCAGGCACTCTGCCTTCAGGTGAGTCCTGGAAGTTAAGTGATACGCACTTGTTATAAGTGAGGAACACCGGCAGCCGGTAGCCTTTCTCTTCACAATGCATCAGGAGCATGAACGTGTTCATGCCGTTGTATTCACGTCCGCTGATGTTGCGTGGCCATGCCAGCCCTTCCGTGAACCAAGGTTTCTTCCAGTCTTGCTGGATGGACTCAATCTTCTCAATCATCATGTCTGCGAAGAGCTTGATGGCGCGATCTTCCTTGTTAGCCGAATGGTTCAGCTTGCTGTTGTTTTTTCTTGTCTTCATGATTGTAATGTTTTAATGGTTTATAATAGGTGAATTGCGATTTAGGCTGCCTGGTCTACTGTGATGTAGAGGATGTTGATATACATTTCCATGGCTCTTGACTCCGCGATTGAGCAAGCTTCTCCGTAGGAGTCAGCATCTACTTCAAATTCGTAGTACTCATTGTCTTCACAAGCAACTGTTACGTTGTACGTGTTGTAGCTGGTCATTCTGCCGAGATGCTGTTTGAAGCTGTGGCGGTGGTGAGATGTCATTGTTGTCGTTGTCATAATTGTTGATTTTTTGAATAAAACTTGAAGCGCCTGGCGCTTTTGTAATTTTTACGTGCAGAAGTAGACAAGCAAAAAGAAGGCACGTTAAACCAAGGGAACGCCGTAAAAATTTTACGGCAGCTTGAAGTTTTTCGATACAGGAAAGCCTTCCCGAAAAACTTTAAAAATTTTACGAGCGAAATGGGTATGCGCCCTTGGCGAGAGCCGTTTGCTGTACCTTTGCAAAGGAAAAATCAAACGCACGGCAGCAGAAAGGACAAAAAATCAACAATGACAACGGATGACATCAGCAACAGCCATGGCGACAGCCTATAGGAAGAAAGACTAGCCGACACAACGACAGGGGCTGAAGACGGGTACCACGAATCAGAAGGATGCCACCGTAGGAGAGCATCAACCGCCGAGACGGCAATGGAAGGCGACATCTCTACCAGTGGACCGGCAGCAAAAGCAGGCTCACCATAAATCAAAAACATACATGAAGACAAACAAACAAGCAAGCAAAGAAGGCTGACAAGGTACATCGCACCCTCTTCGCCATGATGACAGAGAAGTACCGTCCGGCATGACAGGAGGAGACCAAACGGAAAGCAGGCAGACGCTCACGCGCCCACCTGCGGACAAAATATACGGTAAAACAAAAAAATACTGTGTCGTGAAGAGGGAGGCTAAGCGAAGCCGCTTCCGCCACCACCGCCATAGAACGTCGGAGTTCCTGTCTCTACGCCGATGCAGAGCGTGTCGAAAGCATCCGAGCCGTCGGTACGGCACTGCAAGGGGTCTTCCTCAGTCTCCGGCAGTTTCTCGCCCGACTTATCCTTCTGGTTGGTTCCATTCACGGTCATGGCTGAGTCGATGGAGACCAAGAGGTCAGGATTATTTTCCTCATTGATGAGCAGGGTATAAGTGCGCTGACCGAGGAACATGCCGTTGATGAGCTGCTGCTTGACGGGATGGCTCCACGGACGACCAATATAGATTTCGCGGACTATCCACCCATGCTTGATGAAGCAATCTTTGACAACCGTCCTGAAATCGACCTTGCTGACACCGTAGTTGTTGCCCACGAAGGTAGCATCATAAACGAAGACTATCTCTTTATGTTTGAGAGGGGAGTAATAGAGGCAGATGTCATCGACAAGTTCCGGCAGGCGTCGCTCATATTTCACATAGAAGCTCTTCAGGATTCGCAGCTTCATGTCGGCTCCAGGTTGTCCGATTACCGCCCAGTTGATGTTGGCGTTAGCGTCCATCGCAACCCAGAGAGGTGCGCCCTGCTCGATATCTCCGTCCATACGGCAGTCAACGTGGCGCAGCTTACCCATGTCATAGCCCAGCGAGTCTATATAAGTCTTGTCTACCTTGGTATAGAGGTTCCTGTCCGTCTTCGACGAATAAAACGAGTCTTCAGAGTGTTCTACTCTCCGGCACATGATGGTAGTCCGGAAGGTTGCCGGTGGCATGTCACGATAGCATTGCGCCACGAAGTCCTCACCGAGAATTTCCAGGTTCTCTATCGAAGAGAATTCCTTATAAAGATAGGTGTCAGCACGCAGCTGGTTGACAGCCCGTGACAGTTTCCTCAGATAGTGCAACTCAGCCGGTGACGGCTTCTGATGGTTGGCCACTTTATCGGCGACGACCTTCCTGGCACGTGCCAGCTCAGCTATCAGCCCTTCAAGCAGCTGCACCTTTTGCAGGTCGCATTTCTCGCGGTCGTGCAGGAACCATGATCCTTTTTTCGTGGTTGGCATATCCGAGAACTTGGCGATGCCATGGTGATAGTAGAGATGACCGAACACATTTCCGTTGCCACGGTTAGCCGGAATGGTCTCGTCCTTCAGCTGCTCGAAATCAATAAACTTCGCCTCGTCGATCAGGATGAAGTCAAAGCTCTGTGAGTTCGACGTTCCCTTACGGTCCTGACTGATGACCGTCGCATAGGAACCGTTGTAAAAAGACAAGGTATTCTCCCAGTTCATGGGCTTGATGATAGGATCCTTCCACCCCCATGCCTTTGCCGGCTTCTTACCCCAGGCATAGTGGACGTTCTCGACAAAGCCCCATCGCCGGAGGTGAGTATCCCATGAGGGTATGATGTTTGTCCACATACGCTTCGAATTAGGACCTACCAAAGCTGTGTTTGATCCTGGCATACCTTCTGCATTACGGCGCAACAGAGAAGCGGCAATCAAGCCCTTACCGATGCCACGACCGCCTACCATGGTCATGTTCTTGGTCATCAGCGCAAGCATGTATGCCTGCGCCTGATTGAGATATTGGTCAAGCGTTGTCATGTTTATCAATCTGCTTTTTCACTTCCAGCTCTTTAGCTGTTACGGCATCGACCATCTCCACGATCTCTGCATCCTCGTCGATGTCCTGCAGTTTGGAATGTGAATAGTGAGCAATCAGCTCATCTATCACCTTGCGGACGTTAGGAATAGGCTTGAAGCCCAGGACAGAGACATCGAAGGTAAAGGAGATGCGCGGTATCTCCGAGTAGCCCTTATCATGATCGTCATCCTTGTCGAGCTTGTTATACTTGCCATACTGCTGTGCCAGCTTAGCGATGGCTGCAGCATCCTCTTTCCGGAGGGCTATTGCATAGCCTTCCATGATCATATTATTGAACCTCCAGCGGTGCCATTCTTTGGTGCACTGCTGCAGGTTCCCGATGATGGCGTGCAATATCTCGATGTCCTCATAAGCCTTGCGCTTGGACAGCGGCTTGCCGTCATCCTGGTAGTTTGCTTGGATATAGTCTATATATTCGCGGTCCTTCTTCAGAGGATTGCGAAGCATATAGTTATAGATGTCGCGTAGCCTGAGGACTCGCGTGATGACCTGTTCACTGACCCGGTTAGCACGCATCTCCTCGACCGGCAGCATGAGGTTGTCCGAATATGTGTCGATGTTGAATCTCATTCTATACTGATAAAGGCAGTCTGAAGCCAGCTGATGGCAGCATCGATGGCTGAAGGCGAACCAATGTCCGCCAGTTTAAGTGTTTTCTCGTGGAGGTCTTTGGCTCGTTCTGCCAGGACTCTGCGGTACATCTTACCGGCATCCTTCCACGGGTTCGCGAACTCGGCGACATCTTCAGGGCTCAGCCCCAAAAGGTCGCCAATCTGGGAAGGTGTCAGCAGGAGTCTCGCCAGAGGCTCCGCCTGTTGTAACAATTCCTTTTCCATTTTCCAGGTCTAATTGTGCAGCATCATTGCTGCAGATATCTACATATTGCTGCATCAGGACTTTAAAAACCTCTCTGTCCGTGCTGATGATGGTACTTTCGGCTCTTGCGCCGTAAGTCTGATTCTGTGAGGTGATGACGGACACGTCTATATCCTCACCATGAACCAGCAGCAGCTTAGAGTGGTTTTGCCCCAAGAAGATGGTATCGAAGGTGGCAGCAAGCAGACGCTCCAGATGCAGCGTCTTGCGTGCCGCCCTTTGATCGAGAAGTATGGTAGAATGACCTATCAGGTCTTTCTGCCGTAGAAGGAAGAATCCGTTCAGGAACGGCTCACTGGTAGAGTAGCTGCTCACCCACACGTCGGACTTCCCGGTCTGCGGCAGAAGCCATCCGAGAAGTCCCAACGTGTGCAGTCCCTGTCCGAAGTATGCTTGCAGCGACACTTCACGGACAGGACGTAGCAGTGAGCGTATATCCCTGCCGGCAGGCATACACTATGGTTTACGCGGAACCGTTATCCCCAGTTCCGCAAGTTTTTGAACCGTTGCCGGCTTGAAGGTCTGCTTCAAGGCAACAAGAGCCTTTACGGCGTTCTCCAGCTTAGCGAAGGACTCTTTGGTATGAGGTGTCTTACGGGCAATCCCGCGTGATACGGCAGCTCTTGCTGTCTGTATCGTCTTCACATTGTCCGTAAACGCGTCGACGCGATCAGCGGAGGCAGCAGGTTTTTTGTCTTCAATGACAAAACTGTCATAGGCTTCGTAGTCATTACGGAGCGCTGTGTCCAGCTGCCGGAGCTGATAGCAGATTTCATTGCCGTCACATGCCGCATAGCCCGGACGAGCAATCATCTGCGCCAGTTGCGCATGCAACTTGCGCATAGACTTCCAACGTTCGGTATTCTTCGTGAAGAGTGCCTGGATATTCTCAGGCAGTCGGTCATGGTCTGGACGCAAGCCACGAATGCCCAGCTGTGGGATGAGAGGAGTGTCGACGCTGTCTTGTTCTACAGTCACTGGAACCTGCGACAGCGTCTGCTTGACAGCAGCTATCGTTTCCTGGTTGAATTTCTCCACCTGCGGCGTCGTCAGCCCTCTTTGGCGGATGCCGAGATATTTCTTCAGGTCCGCTTTGATCCATGGCAACATACTCTTAGGACGAGTCATGGCACTGTTGTAGATGGCGCGTTCACGCTGCGGGTTACAGCGCAATAAGAGTGTTGCCCCTTCGCGGATTTGTTCTTCAGTCGGTTTCTCCAACTGGAGGAATTGCTGAATCTGAGTTGTTAAGATATGGTCCATATCGTTCTGGTTTTAAGTAAAGAGGTGGAGAGAGGCTTGTGCCTTCCCTCCACCTCGACATAATATATTAACCGGATCAGAATTTAGCCACCTTGAACTGTCTTGATTTCGCCGTCAGTGCAGTCTATATACTGCGTAGCTGAGATCATCAGCTTACCGGTATAGGTCGGCACGGGGCATACATCGTAGCACTGGATGGCGAAGGTAGAAGAGCAGGCGCCTGTAGGCTCAGCCGAGGTGTCGCCGCTCGCCTTCGTATCGGTGTGATACATGTCATTTCCAATGACACAGAACTTGCCGGCTTTGTCCTGATAGACATAGACGAGGTCATCGTTGATTGCCTGACGAGCGAAAGCCTTTACTTCGTCGGGCATGCCGACGACGATGGCATTGGCCTGGTTGTTGATGAGCTGTGTCCCGATTTCGCCGACGGTCTCGAAGGTGACGTTGGACGCTTCATCCTTCAGGTCGATGAAGTTGAAGACTTTGTCTGCAGCCAAGGTGAAGTCACCTGCCAACTGCGACAATGCAGACATGTCATCTACCTCTTCGGCATCTGCATCAGGCAGCTTCGGGAAAGTTGCGATGTCAGCCTTTTTGATGTAGTACAATCTGCGGCGGATGCCTGGGAGGTTCTTACCACCCGGGCAAGATTCTATGCTCTGATAGAGAGATTTAGTTGTGCATTTCATTGTTTTTCTTTTTATAGTGTTATAAAAAGGCAGGTGGTATTACCCACCTACCCTTATCATTATCCCTGTGCAGAGACAGTGAGCGCGTAGCTAGCAGAAGCAGCATTGTGCGTGGTGTCACCGGCGTAGGAAGCAGTAATCAGCGTGGTACCAGCACCGACAAGTGTCAGGGCACCTGTCTGGGCATCAACGGTAGCGACGCTCTCGTCAGAAGAAGAATAGGTCACGGCAACAGATGGCTCCGTTGTCGCAGTCTGCGACGTAGGTTCTTCGCCCATGGTAGCTGCTACTACCGCGTTGTCGAAGCTTACAGCAACATCAGTCTTGACCACGATGGTCTCTCCGCCGTCGTCAGGGTCTGAGTCTGGTTTATCACTTTCAAGTGAGAACTCACCTACCTTCAGCAGCTCCTTGTTGATGCAACGGATCTGCTCGCCATAGACGCCGGCATATTCAAAGGTACATACCCACGACGAATATTTGCCGACGTTGGCTTTGTTCTGCTGGTTCATGATATCGGTACCGAGCAGGAAGTTCGGCTTTGTCGATATCTTAAGGAATTGAGAGCCGGACATATTGTCAAGCACGGCGAGTTGGCACTTGCCACGAGATCCTTCAAGGAATTCCTTGTCGAAAGACGTATTGTACTGAAGGCTTCCATGACGTGCCTGATAGTCGTCAACATAGCAGTCATAGACTTCCTGCGACATATACATGAACGTCTTCTGTTTCTTCAGTTCAGAATCGCAAGAGCGATAGAACTCCTTCAGGACTTCCGTAGCGTTCGTCTTATCAATCTTGCCGAGATTGATATAGTTGTTTTTCGCAGCAACAATATTGCCCTCGGTAATCTCCTTGCCGATGATAGTATCGAAGGAATCGAATAGATCCTTAGTACGCTTGCCGTTGACATTACGTACGCCACCGACGAAGACGACATCGTTGATATGCTTGCCAATCTTGGCAGCGAAAAGAACCAGCAGCTTCCGGGCAATCTGATGCTTGGTCAGAGCCTGGCCGAGAGCCAGCGACTCTCCATAGATGGAGTGGAACAGCGGCATAGGATCAAAATCCTTCGCACAGTTGCCTGGGAAGACTTCCAGAATACGTCCTGTGATCTTATAGTCTGCTGTGTCGTGGTTATTGATGCTATATGGTGCCAACTCAGCGTCACCATCCAGCTCATTGAACATCACCTGATTGCGGACACCAGGCAGTACGGTTACAAACTTTGCCGTCTGGTCTTGGAAGACCTGGAACGGCATGGTCAGCAATTCTCTACGGATTTGCTGGGCACTCTCTCGAAGAAGTTCCGGGGTGATGACTTCCGCCATCTCATCCGGAGTAAGAAATTCTACTCTAGCCATGATTATAATAGACCTTTAATGTCGTTATACATCTCCTTGGCGGTCATTATGGAAGTATTACCTTCCTCATTCACCTTGGACTTGGTGTCGTCACCGGCTTCCGCCTTGAAGTCATCAAACTCTTTCTGAAGCTTGGCAAGTTCGCCTTCAGCGTCAGCTTTTGCATCTTCAGCAGCCTTCTTGGCTGTTTCAAGATTCTCTTTCTCTGTGACGAGAGTTTTCTTCTCGTCCTGCAGAGAAGCAATCATGTCATCTTTCTCTTTCAGTGCTCCTTCGATGCTGTTGAGTTGGTCCTCGGTGAGTGTGGTCTTACCATCCTCACCCACGACGAAGTTCTCTACAGCCAACAAAGCGCACACGAGGTTCAATACTAATTTTTTCATGTTCTTATGGTTGTTGGTTGATACTGTGTGTTCTTCCTCCTGAGACTCTTCAACAACACCACGGAAGTCATTGAAGATATTCTTCAGTTTAGCCATGATGCCTTTCGGCACCTTGGGTTCAGGCTTGTCGAATGCTGGCAGTGTCGGCAAGCCGAAGTGCTCTTCGATACCATTGTACCCGGCATACACGTTGTTGATTGCCTTAGCCTGAGTGGAAGAGTCATCATCTTCCAAGATGGCATCGACGATGCCGAAATCTACAGCCTCCTGTGCGGTCATCCATTTCTCTTGATCCATCATGGCACAGTTGTCTTCGATAGACTTACCATTTCGGAAGCTGTAGAAGTCAGCCAATGCTTTGTCTATAGTGTCAAGTTCAGACCTGGTCTTTTGGAGAGCTGCGATATAGGAATCAATCTTCTTCTTGTTGGAGAAGCCATTGCCATAGATGTATTGAGACGAGTTGTGGATGAGCATGAGTGACCCTCGTGCTATCTTCACAGACTTAGCCTTCATGCAGAGGATGGTGGCTGAGCTTGCCGTCATGCCGATGATGACCATATTACATTTACCATGGGCAGCAATAAGCTCGGCGATGGTGATACCCTCGTCGATATACCCACCAGGAGAACTGACCGCAATGGTCACTTCATTATCTTTATTCTCCTTCAGGAAGTTCTTGACCTGGGCAGAAGTTGTACCAGGCTGACCTGTCCACCAGTCGAAATTTTCACCGATTGTTCCGGTGATATAAAAATCGTACTTCATATCTCGGCGTTAAATTTTTCGCAAAGATAGGAAGTACGACATGTTATAGAAAATACCTTTTATTCTTCAATCAGCAACATGGGATGCATGGATTTCCATGTGATGGTAAACTGCTTCAGCGATGAATCTGGAACTTTTTCAGGAAAGGTCTGAAGTTCTTTAATAATAGGGTACGGGCGCGAATTGGTACCGACCAAATATTGATTACCGTTGACATCAGTCAGCCGGAAAGCCATGCGGCTTAAGGCAAGCAGCTTCCGACATGGTGTCTTGAAGGTAACGGTCGTATTATACTTGCGCTGAGCATTTTCGTAGGAATCTTCTACTGTCACTCCAACAAGGTCTTGGATTTCAAGATCTGTAAAAAAGAGTGAAGATTTAATTCGACATGATGTCGACGATATAATCTGAAGAGAATTGAGATCTGCAATTCTGATCATTTCGATTTTGATGATGTGAACGTGATTGAACATACTCTAACAGGGTTGAACGGGGTTAAAACAAAATGCAAAAATAGTGGATTTATTTACTTAGTTAAAATTTACTAACTTGATTCATGCTTATAGCCTCTTGAGATATTTATCCCATTATTCTTTTTATAAGCATCTTTGATGCGCTGAAACTTCATCCGGAGGTTTTCATAGTTATTCCCTTTCATGGAGATACCATTGTTCTCCATCCAGTCCATCACCAGCTTGGAAAGCTTCACTGACCGGCAGCCGATATCTGTCAGGTCTTCCCACATATGCATTACGAATATGTCGTCAATGGCCTCTGCAATGGCAGCCTTTCCGTGCTTAGTAATGTAATTGTATATCTCCGGCTTCTTGCTTCTTGACCCCATCAGGCAGATAGCCAGCTCTCCTTCTTGCTGTGTCTCTGGCAGCACACCATCCGGACGCTTCCTGCTGAAGTGTCTGATGACATGGTTAAGGTTGGTATGTGAAGGAAACTCGCACGGGCGCCCGAAATGGTATTCACACCACTCCCTTTCATATAAGGGCAGCTTGATATATATAAGGATGTCGCTCATAGATTGTTTGGTTTTAATGCGACAAAGATAGCTATTTTCCGCCAATCCTTTTTATTTTAACTAAGAAAAAAACACGCGCATACGTATAGTATTTTGACTGCACACGCTGCACACAACTGCACACAAATACTTAACTTACTGATTTATAGATTATTACGTCTATTATATTTGTGTGCAAATACTTAAAAAGTGTGTGCAAAATATGTGATTTGTGTGCAAAAAGCGTATTTGTGTGCAAGGTGTGTGCAAAAGTGTGCAAGGTGTGTGCAGTCATTTTTGTTTGTGTGCGTTTTGTATTGTTTTGATTTTCAGTGTATTAAATAATTGTGTGCAGTTGTGTGCACTTGTGTGCAGCGTTTTTCTCGCGCGCGCGTGCGCGTGCGTAGCTTAAAAAAGGAGCCCTACGCATCACGCGCAAGGCTCCTTACAGAAAGCTACTTAAAATCATTTATAACCATTCAATCAAACATATCCGGTTCATTTTTTTTCTTAAAGTATTTATCTTCTGCTGCCTGCTCCTCAGCTTCCCGTTCTTCGGCAGTCTCAGCACTTACCGACTCTAAGTTAAGGTCGAACTTCTCTTTCAGCGAAAGGTAGTCGAAACACATACACCGGTCGAACTTGCATATATCCACACATCGTGACTGTCCACCTGTCTCTACCCTCACTTCGGTCTTTGGCTTGCCGTCCTGGAACACTTTCCATCGCTCCGACGGCTTGACGCCCAGGTATGCGCCGCTGGTCGTGAGGTAATAGCGTATGGAGTCTTTCGACATCACCATTTCCCCTTGCTGCTTAGCCATACGCTTATATTGTCCAATGAAATGATTCAGCCTGAGCATGAGCACCGGTGTCTCCGTCCTATACTCTCGCTCCGTCCGGTCAGTCTTCAGCTTCTTGACATATTTGATCTTGAAGTCGCCGTCGGAGAATATCATTCCTTCCTCATACAGGTATGTCATGGCATTCCATAGGTTGCCGAGCTCGTTGTTGCTGATGATCTCTGAGTTTTGGCGTTTGATGCCGGCAACACAAAGGTTTTTAATTTCCTCATATTCAAAGGGCAGGGCAAGCTTCACATAAAGCGTCTTATAGGCTGCCAGCAGCATCACCCAGTTTCTCCATAGGCGGTCTTCCACTTGTGCCCCGTCGATTAGGTCATAGACTTCATTTGTACAGTCATTGTAAGTTTCATAGAATGTTGACTCGAATAGAGCACGGTGTGACAATATCTGTTGTGTCAGGTGCTGCAGTCCTAGTTTCCTGATGTCTGCCAGGTGGTTGAACTTATCTTTCGCTTCCCGGTCATGTACGGTGGTGTCATGTGTCAGGTATATCATCCTGGAGAACATAGCAATATCCAATGTCGGCATCTCCTGCCCACTGACGATGACACCGCAATCCACCGGAGTCTTCTCAATTTGTTTTCCCCTGTCCATGTCCATACGCGACCGGCCAACACCGTCGTATGCACCTTTGATGATTTCAATGATCCTCATGTCGAGGGAGTTCTTGTATTCGTCCAGGTGCACCATACCGTTGCATGACAGGGCAAGCGCTTGTGACAAGCCTGGCGCTGTCGTATTACGGAGGTTGATGGGTCTGTCACCGACGGTAAAAAAGCGCATCAGGGTGATACCGAGTTCGCTCTTTCCGGATCCTTTCGGTCCGAAGAGGTTCAACAAAGGAAAGTTCGTCGTATATCCGGTGATGATGTCTCTATATATCGTCGCCAGCAGGTAGCAGATAGCAATCTTGGCATTGTCTCCGAAGACATCTGCCATCATCGATGCGAAGTCGTGTAACGATATAGACGAGTGCCCTTCCGGCATGATGAACTGCCGTTCGAAGGTGAAGTAGCTCGTGTCTTCAGCATAGAGGTCTGATGCTCCCTGCAGATAGTAGTTGTCCATATCCTTGTCAACATCATGAAGGTGGACGATACCCATGTGGTCAGCATGGTAGAAGAGATTGTCGAAGATGCAGCCGTTACCGAATGCCCAGAACCCTTTCTTTTGCCATCCGTATTGCCGGACGCGGACGGCAGTGCCGGTGATGTCAAAAAGGTATTTCTTCAATTTTTTCAGCTCTTCGCTGCCGGCAAGCCATAGGAAGTTTCCGACGCTTTCAACTTTGATCATGAATTTAGGCAATGATACTAGTTCTTCAGCAGTCAGCTCTAGTGTTCTTGTCGTATTGTCGCAATTGGTTATCTCATAGAGGCGCTTAGAGTCATCTACGCCCATGATATGATAAAGGGGCTTCATCTTGAAGTTCGACCATTGCTTTTCTCCGTTGTCCTCGTTGCTCCAGTAGGAGTTACGTTCCTCGAAGAAGCCATATTTCCGTAAGTCTATACCAGAGATTTTCGAGCTTTTCTTGGCTTTCTCTTCATTCCGGATTCGCTTGGCATCGTTCACGGCATTTTTCCACAGGCTTTTGTGACCATACTCCTGTGCCAGAGCGTCGAGCAGTCCTTCCCTGGTGTAGTCATCCTGTTCCAGGATGAGTGCTGAACATATTTGGCGTATGCTATCAGACTTTGCTGTGTCTGTCTGATCATCGTTGTAGATTTTCCTGGCAAGCCAAATGACGAAATCTTCAGATTTGATTTCCTCCACCTGGCTCTTCTTTTGGAAGAATGAGTCGGCATCTTGCTTATGCTCCATTCCTTCTTCATCGATATACGGCGGTATCTCCTTCACGGTGACGCGGAAGCCGGCTTCCATAGCCAACCGACCATTTTTCTTCACTGCTTCAATTCCTGGAACATCTTGGTCCGGAATAAAACACAACGAGCAATGGAATTTCTTCAGCAATTTTAGCTGCTCCTTTGTGAAAGCTGTTCCGAGGGGTGCTATCGTATTGGTAACGCCAATCTCTTGCATCCTGATGACATCCGGTGCTCCTTCGACCACGTAGAAAAGTTCCTGCCGGGCTCCCTCCTTCTGCGCCGTGTCCAGCCCGAAAAGATGATATCCTTTCGAGAAGAAGAAAGACTCTGCCCCGTTCATGTACTTGCTGCCTTTCTCCTTGTGTTCGTCCATAGTACGGGCCGTATAGCTGATGACACGTCCGTACTTGTCCCGGATGGGTATCATCAGGCGGTCGTTATAGAAGCCGTAGTCATTACCTTTTTCCGAAGTGCTAATCAGTCGGAGTTCTTTCATGAGCTCAATTGACAGTCCTTCTTTCTGGGCGAACAGAATGATGTCTTTCCAGTCTTTAGGAGCATAGCCTATGCCGCGTTCCTCTACCTCTTGCGCACCCCATCTTCCAACGGCATAGTCGTATGCTGCCTTAGCCTCCGGTGTGTCCTGATGCAGACTACTGACAAAGTGGCGCTGCACATGCTCGTAGATGATAAAAGCACTCTCCCGCTTTCTTGCCGTCTCGATTTCTTCTTTGGTCGGCTTCCTCTCCTCTTCTTCCTCCACTTTTATGTGGTATTTTTCTCCGAGCTTTTTACAGGCTTCCGTGAAGCTGCAGTTTTCCTTCTTCATGATGAAGGAGATAGGGTTTCCGCCTTCACCGCAGGAGAAGCAGTGGCATATGTTCTTTGCCGGCGACACGACAAAGCTTGGTGTCGTGTCATTATGGAAGGGACACAGACCTTTCCAGTTGACTCCGCTTTTCTTCAGGTCAACATAATCACCTACGACATCCTGGATGTCTAATGACAAGAGCTTTTCAATGATTTTTTCTGATATCATATAGCTTTCTTTTTTAACACCGCAAAAATAATCGGATATAGGTATATATTAAAATACTTAGTTATCTTCAAAAAACCGCTTGAGATAGAGTCCTTCCAGCCTTTCTTTTTTCAGCCGGCTATAGGCGGGCTTTCCTCTTTTTAGCAAAGCTCTTGACTGAGCCCTCTTGATTATCATTTCCGCCTTCCACTCCGCCATGGGTTGTGAAATGATTTCCCTCTCTTGCGTCAATTTGTTGACACCAGTGATAACATATTTAATCATACACGTAATGTTATATGTGTTAAAATACCATCATTTACCCTTTATTTTGGAAAACCATACATTTTCGCTTTCGTAGTAAAATCGGACTCCTTTATATCGGTGGTCAGTATTGGCAGTTCCTTTCCCGTTGAGTCGGCAGCAGCGGCAGACGTTTTCTCTTTTTCCGCCTACGTATTCAGCTGCAGCAAGGATAAATGTGAATACCCGGAACGAACCATCGTCCATGACTGCCACCACCTGCCTGCGACGACGGCCTGCGTTGACAGCTCTGCCGTTTTTATTTCGAAACAAGTCGAGATTCTTCCATCCTTTGGAACAACGTCGCTGAGTTCTCTTTGTCAAGTACTCGCTCCATTTTTTCCCTTTGTTTGCAGGGATGTGTCCTTTCATATATCTCCCTGTTTTCAGATTTCTGCCTTCATATACTGGTGGTATAAAGAGTTCTCCGTACATTCTATATCCCTTTCATTGAATTTATAGATTTCTTCTTAGGCATTTGGTGAATTGAAAAGTAACCGTTACGCCCATCAGAGCGTCCTTCGCTCCTGCATGGGGGAGACAATAGACACTCCGTTGTCTGACCGTCTTCGCTATTCCACAACAAACAATGTCTGCATGTGTCTTTCCACTTATCACTGGCAGTTGGCACAAAATCCAGCGTTCCCCATATCATGGAAGTAAAATGGTTCTCGTCTAAGGATAATCCCCATAAGTTCAACTGTGTCTCTTTATTTTTCATATCATTGTTTTTAGGTCGACAATTATTTTGAGATGATAGTTTAAATCGCCACAGAAAACCGGATCTGCATCCCCACAGATTCGGGCTATTTCCATAGCCTGTTTTAGCGAACAATATTTTGCTCTGATGTGTATGAAATGTACTTTATCGTTCCATGCGCCCTTTTCTACGGCTACAAAGTCCTCTTTGAGAATCTCTTTGAGTTTCTTTTTTATACTATTTAGGTTCATCGCTCACCTCCTTGAATTATATTACATGCCATAATTTGCCGGTTCTGTCCCTTACTACTTTTGACCTGCACACTCCATATCGATAAGCATGACAATCGGTAGTACACCTATCGCCAAACTTTTTGTCATCACAGACTGTACCGAGAACCTTGAAGTCGACATCATTGTCTACCAAGCGCCCAAACTCGTTCTCGTTGAATATATCAACCTGACCTTTTATTTCTACAGCAAGATCTTTCATCGTTCTATATGTTTTCAAAATGAATGTCGTACTTACTATTTGGTTCAAAGCAACTTTCTGTTACTCCAACATGAGCATCGTGGTGCATTTTTTCTTCTCCCTGGACGGTATATAAACGACATGTGTAGCCTTTCCCTTTTTCATCCCACATAATCAGTGTAGTACCAATGTGACCATGAAAACGGCGAACATGGCCTTTGTTCAGTTTCACTTCGTCTAAAACAATACGGGAGTTCATCTTTATGATGGCATCTTCAAAATCTTGAGTCTTCATTTTATCCTTCTAGCTTCAATAGTAAATAATATCTTTTTTTTCTTATTCAATACTTTTACTTTCATACTATCACAATTGAAAGAATCCAATTGTTCGATCATGGTTGGACCGATACCTTTTTTATGGATTTCTTCTTTAAAAATTCTATACTGTGGTAACGTAAAATTACGTCGATAAATCTTCGTTTTCATAGCTTATTTATATCTCATGACTTTAATAATTTCTCGGCAGTTTTTTACGCCTAACTTTTTCTTGATGTTGTGCAGCTGGACTTTCACCGTAGACGGCGCCTTATTCAACTCGCTGGCTATTTGATCGAAGGTGTACCCGTAGAGATATAGTGTTACCACGTCTTTCTCTGCAGGAGAAAGCCGGACTAAACTCTGCGGTTTACATATGATGTTTTCATCTGGGCATAAACCGCCGCGTAATGGACAGCGCACTTCTTCGAAGTGTAGAATCTTATGTTCTATATCTGGAGTCAGCAGGTCGTGTTCTCCGAAGTTGCAACGGATAAAGCGATCGATAATTTTAAAGAACTGTTTGTCTTTTTCAGCCGATGTTTTCCCCTTTTCCGGATACAATGTTCTAAGCCTTGCCCATGCACCAGGGAAACGGCTCTCAATGATATCTATAACTTCAAGGCAGATGGTTTTTTCAAAACGCGTCAACCGCTTTTCTTCTTTGTTGCCTTCCTTGAAGTAAACATTTCCATCTGGTGAAACTCTGAATTCTATTGCCTCCATAAGCCTTCCTCAATAGTTTTAATGATGTTCTCTCTTTCATCTTTTCGCAGGTCGCTTGCAGGATTCTCTCTCAACTTGCCTGACATCGTTGTCGATGGATAGTCATACCTTTGGGAGAGGTATCTAAGGAAGCGACTCTTCTCTTTTTTTGTAAGACTCTGATAGTAATCCTTTGGGTCTAAGTTCTGTAATTTTGCCATACTTTCCTTGTTTTATATTAAATTACATATTAAATTTGCGTGCAAATATAAAGTAAAAAACTGTAATACAAAATTATAATGCAGTATTTTGTTTGTTTTAATGTAGTTTTTAATATTATTTAGCAATGAAGTACACCGGATTACGCCTTGCGCGCTATTTATCAGAAGAAAGAGGACGTTATGCTAAACTAGCTGACGCCATGGTCAAGTATCGAGGAGATCGGAAAAATGCCAGTGATAAAAAATACAATTTGGCACCTCTCTTACATGAAGGGCACAACATTACCATAAAGATACTTGATGGGCTAATGAGGGAAACGGGCATGCCCATTGAGTTCTTTATTGACTTCGAGAACGAAGAAGAAAGAGCTATACGCAAACAAGACCAGGCTGCTGTCATCAGTCACCTTCACGAAATCATTGGCCTGAAGGATGAACTCCTTCAAGATAAAGAAAGGATTATCGCTTCAATGTCCGAAGAGATTGAACAACTAAAAAAACTTCTTCAATATGCGGATACTCGGACATGAATCGGACGTATTAACATCATTACAACTAACCTTGTAGCTATTTACAACTAACCTTTTTATAAAGGTTAAGTGCATTATATAATCAGACAATACTCGGATGCTTTTAACACCAAATAATATGAAATTGTCCTTGTGGAAGCTTCTAAAAACGGGAAAGCAGGAACTATTTTTGGTTCCTGCCTCCGCAACTACAGAAGCCAGTCTTGATGACTGGCTTTTTCGTTTACTTAACCCTGTTGAGTTGGTCGATATATGGTGTGATCGCTTTTACCCATATCTGGTAGCCTTCCGGTAAAAGGTGAAGACCGTCTTTGCATATCTCTTTCCGCATCTTGTTGGAATGGGGTTCCTTGAAGAGACTGAACAGGTCGATATAGGTTACTCCACGAGCTTTGCAGCCCTGCCTAAGCTTGTTGTTGATTATCGGAATCACATTGGTCTTGCCTTTCAGGGCTTTCCACCTGCCGAAATCCTCATTGATGGGGAACACACCCTGCACATACAACTTGGTATGTGGGCAGGCTTTACGTATCCTGTCGACAACGCGCAGCACATCGGAGGCTACCCTGCTCGCCGTCAAGCCGTGGCTAAGGTCGTTGGCACCACACTCAAAGAAGATGGCTTTCGGACAGTGGGAGCACACCTGCGACAGACGGTTAATCATACCGCCGGCATCATCACCGATGATACCCCGGTCATGAATGTTGGAATACTGCGGGAAATACGCTTGCCAGTCACCAAACTCCGTATGACTGTCACCAAACATCACAATGTCTGAAGAAGTAAGAGGAGGCAAAGTGGCAAAAGAATCCACAACAGCATTATAATGTTTACCCGACAAGTGCCTGACACGTTGAGCAAGACAGCCCAACACGCAGATACAACACAAACTCAAAACGATCAATCTTTGTTTCATCATATTCTTCTGCTATTACGACAAGCAAAGGTACGAAGAAAAAACAAAAAAAAGAAATCCAGCCATCAAACTTCTGTATCATGACTGGATTTCTTCCTTTATCGTCCCTTGACAGGACTCTTACTGCAAATGTTTTCTAACCTTATTGAGATAACGCTGCGTTCTTGCAACACTGTATCCCGGTCCACCATTCCACATCCGGATTGCCTTCTCAACATTATGTGTCGGATTGTGAAACGACTGAATGATAACAAACATCTCACGAGACTTCTGCTCATTGAAACGATCTGAAAGTGAATAGGTCTTCTTGATACCTCTACTTCTCAGAATATTGTTACACTCTTTCACTAATACAGGCGAAATCTGCAGGACTCCTACATATCGGCCACATACGGCACGCGGATTTCCTTTGCTTTCTACCTGAATGATGGCATCCATAACAGGATTCCAATCAAATGCTTCTTGGTCGCCCGCAACGTCAGCACTCGCCGAGATTGGGACTAACATCAATAATTGTAAAACAAATAATTTAAATATTCTCATCATGTATAAATTTGTGGAACCTGAACAATCTATAGAGAAATCGTTCGCGACACGGGCCTACGTGAGAAAGAGCTACCACCGTGCCTGGATTCCGTTTGACTATCGTTTGAACCAAGACTCTGAAACAAAGGAGCTTCCTGATTCATATTTTTATCGTGTGCAAAGGTACAAAACATATTCCAAATATAAGCTGTTCGCGTGCACAATTTAAACTTTTTAAAGACAAATGAATGCTAAATAACACTCATTATAATGTCGGGGATAGGCAAAAAAAGAGTCCTCCCAGTCATTCCGACCAGGAGGACTCTCCTTCTTCAA